CATCTATTAGATGCATATCGTCGGTTGTAGTACTCCACCTTTTCCCAGTTATAGGAGAAGTAAAAATTACTTTGTAGTGTCCGCTTCCTGAGCGCATAAATTTAAAATCTGTTATATTTGTTTTCATAATCTTAATTTTTAATGTGTTGTTTGTTTTTAAATATTTAGCCTACTCACTATTTAGTTTTCGGCTGTTGTTCTTTAAGCCTTTTGTATCATCTCGTTTATACTTGGGGCTTTACTTAGTTCATTCCTAAGAAGTTCCATTGCTTTCACAATCTCCTCCCCCGCCATGTTCTTTCCATGTAGGTCATGTAAAAATGAATTTACCATACTGTTAATCATTCCTAGCTGAAATGAGGTACTTGTTGCGATTTCTGCAACTTTAATTACCTTGTGGTTATCTTTTGTAATTTCCATAATCTTTATTTTTAAATGTTTGTTTCTCATTTCTTATAGTACAAATATACGAATAAAAGCAATACAACGCAAATATTTATTCAATTATTTTTATCTTTTGTTTAAATTATTGTTTGTTTATAATCATTCTAAATAAAAAAAGCGCAATAGTTTTAATTATTGCGCTGAAAATAAACAAGTTGAGTAATAAATAATAAAGTGATTATGAAAGAATGTTTGAATTTTTTAATTGTATTTCTATTTCAAAATTATACCTTGCTTTTGATTTATTTTTGCTGTATGAACTTGTTATTATGGCAACATTTTCATAAGAATTATTTTTGTAATACCTACGAATTATCTTTGCATTGACAATCTCCGATATTACATTAAATTGATTTTCTGTTAAGTCCTCAGCGGTTACAATAATGCTATTTTCAGAGCTCTCAATAAGCTTTGTTATGCGCTCACTATCTTTATTTAAGATAGTACCATTTACCTCTTTAATTGCTGTAAAGTCTTCAAAAAGCCAATTATAAATACCTCCGTCAATGCCTTGCCAACGTAGATAAAATTCATATTGTTCATTATCTGAATTATAAAAGCTGTCTGGTCTTATTATCTTGCAATTTTTACTATCTATTAACATACTTCTTTCATTTTAACGATACAATAATTATAATTAGTATCTGATTGTTCAATGTAATGGTGTATATGTCTTATGTTTTTCCGTCCATCGCTTGCCAATACTGCACTTTTTACCAATCCATCTAAAATAAATTTTATTCCAAAATATACATTGTCAGGATCGTGTTTTTTTGTGGTCCTGTACCAAAATATATTTATATCATGCAAACAATCATTTAACTTAACATTTTGAGCCTTAATAAGCCAAGCGACTTTATTTGTAAGTTCTTTTTTTTTGTTGGCTGCCATTATTCTATTTGTTCGCTCAATCTTAATGTATTCGTTAAGCGTTATTAACTCCGTATTTAGTATAAATTGTGTCATTATGCTAGGAGTTCTCGTGGAATGGTTACATCAAATGTATAACCGTCCGTGAATACTGACGCATCAATTGAAACATTTCCATCTGCTGTAACTAAACAGACGGTCGCAATAGGAGTAATTGAAACGTCTGAAGCTGCAACTATATTTGTTTTTAATGGTCTAAACCCACCTGTCTCTGGCAAGGTGAAAATAGTTGCAGCCGTAGCGTTTTCACTTATGGCTGTTCCGTATATCCTTAAGTCCCCAAATTGATTTTTAAAATAGACAATTGATTGAACACTTGCGGCTGCCGCTGTCCATCCATTTAATAGCGTTGGTGTTATCAATTCATTTACAGCAAATAAAAATAGTGTATCAATATTATTATCTATATTTATACTGTTTACATAAATAACATTATCTTTATTTGTTACACTATAAACTACTAGCGTAACGCCTTTATTTATATATGTTTTTCGTACGCTCGTGTCGGTTGCTCCTGCAAATGCTATGGTTTTACCAGCTTCTTTTGTTATTTTCAAATATTTTACTTCTCCGTTTTCAATATTAGAGAATAAAACTGTAACATTGTCGGGAGCTGTAATCGTTGCTAAGTCCTTATTGCTGTAATCAATTGTAACAACGCCACCCGAAACTACCTCAGTTGCAATAACATCTTTTCTTGTTACCATTGAATCAATTAATTCATTATTCAATAAATCCCTATGAATTGCAGTTGTAACTGTTGGAACTATTTGGGTGTTGACTGCTGATATTAGCTCAGTTCTATTTTTAGACATATATTTATTTTTTAAATTGCGTAATCACTTGAATATTCCAGACTGTCGTAATCGCTCAAAACAAAAGCATTTATATTGAAATTAATATACCTAGTATTTTCGTTTAGTTCAGTTGTCTTATCGGTAAAATTTGCTTGCATTTGTCCAAAATCCAACGTCTTAAAGGTATTTATAAAATTCTCAGTCGTTAGGTTGTTCTTATTTATATCCATTTCGTTAAATGTAGCCTCATAGGTTAATCCTGAATTATTTTCTAATGAGTGAAACAAACTAAATGAAAACGGATAACCGTCCCAAATGATTGGCTCTTCTAGTTTGTTGTTTATTTTTTCAATTCCATTTAATTCAGCATTATATAAAATGTATATTGGTTCTTCATCAATCAAAATAAATACTTCGGTTTGGTTTTCCCTCCAAACTTCTCTATACATTACTTTAAATCTATTAACTGAATTACTAACCAATCCAGAATTATCTAATATGTCAGATTCTAAATAATTGACTGGATTATTAACATTTATTGTAATCTCTCCGCTTGCGTTGCCATCGTCTGAAATGGTTTCTGAAAATTGTCTAATTGCATTATTATCTACATTTACAAGTTTTGTTTCAACGAAATAATCTTGTTTATAATTGATGTACCCAACACTTGCGCTTTCGATAAAATCGCCATTTACTAAAATCTCAGTATCTGGAGAGGAATAATCTATTGATATTATTTTAAAAGAGTTATCATAAATATAATTAATTCCAGTTGCAAATAAATAAAGCCACTCCCCAACAAATAAAACACCTAAGTAATCGCCTGAAAGTGTTATTAATATTTTATTGTCGGGTCCGCTTCCAATGCTAAAAACGCTTAAATCTTCTCGTTTAAATTCTATATTTACATCGTCAAACCCTGCAAACATATTGTTTATTTTGCCCGAATTTATTTCAACTGGATAACTAACTAAATTTATCATAACTCTTTTACTTTTTATACGATATTTACAAAAATATCTACGGTGCAAATATACGAAGAAACTACATTAGTAAGTAATTCCTCACTAATTATTTGGTTTGTTCTGTAATCCTTAAAAACTGCGTGTGCAGTTACTGTATTAGTTGCTAATAAATCAGATGCTAACTGAGCTGTAACCGCTGCATTTACCGCCGCAACTAAAGCAGTAAATGTTGTTACTTTATTTGCATCTTCTACCGTGCTTTTTGCCACTGTTATGCTTATATTCTCGTAATTTGGTTGCGTGCTAACTACTTCCGTAATTGTCGGCAGCGTGTAGCCTGTTGGAATTTTTGAAGCATTAACCGAAACTAATGTACCATTATTAACTATTGCCATAATTTTTTATTTTGAAATTTTTAACCTAAATCTGAATGCATCTAATGTACTTAAATCGTCATTTATTCTAATTATAATTGAATCACCTTTAAATAACGTTATAGGAGTGCCTATATCTGACGTAATTGTCCATCTTCCAGTATATGCACCTGCTTTGTAATTGTTCTTAAAATCAAACATAGTCATTGAAATATCCATGTTCGTCCTCCATGTTTCAAGAACAGTTTCAACTCCATTTTTAATAACAGCGACTTGAACGCCAGTTGTTAAAGCTGATAGTGCCCCAAATTGCGTGGGTTGAAAATCTTGAATTCCATCTTGTAGGTCTATAAATGAACGCTGCCATGTTTCAACTTCGTTTAATGCCGTATAACTAAAAACTACAGGCGTAACGCTTCCATTTACGTTCATATCCTGACTTCCTGTGTTTAATAGATAAGGAGAGTTGTAGGCAGTTGCGAACTTAGTCACAGGTTTATTAATTGAGATAACAGGCTGAATCTTTGGAATAAACAAATTAGTTAAACTAATTGTATCGGCTGTATGGAATTCAATTCTTAGAGCGTTTAAATCTGAATTTTGAATATTAAATTTTTGAGAGGTTTTTTTTGTCGAATCCAACGAGCCATCAAACAAAACCGTTTCACTCATTCCTGACAGTAAGCCAATAATTTTTACATTAGAAAAGTTGCCTCCCTCGCTTGAACCTAGTCCGATAAAAAAAGCTTGAACAGTCCGTTTGAAATGGAATAAAACAGTCTTAGGGTTTGCTTCTTCGTCTGCATTTACTATTTCGGTGTGTAGGTTATCGAATAAGCTAAGTATATTTCCGCTAAAGCCAGTAATACTAGAACGTTCTATATCTATATCGGCAAAATGAACGCTGTCACTATCTACTTGCAAAGGATTTTGAACGTTAATCGTGTTGTTGTAAGTGTCTGCTATTCTGCTTATTGGAGCACTTAAAGGTGAGCTATTGCCTGAATCTATTAAGCTAGTTATATAAGTAATAAACTCAGCATTAGAAGTAAATGCAGTATCATTTTCATCTAAAATATTGTCGTAGGTTCCTAAATTTATTGATGAGTTTTCAATTCCATCTCTTAAATAAAAAATTGAGCCTGAAACCCTAAAATCTAAATTATTCGATGCAATTGCCTGAATGTCATTCGTTACTGTATCTAGTATAATAACAACGCCGCCTTGTTTGTATATTTTTTTAGCCATTATAGTTTTAGTTTTAATTTTTGTTTATATAGTTTCTTATATTTATCTAATTTTTGCATCACTTCAAACTTAGCCGCCTTTGCTATTTTTTCATTTAAGACTTTTTTTAATAGTTCAATTTTTTCAGTTAATTCAATACCTTCTTTGTTTCTTATAAATATCTCAGTTCCAACCTTTGCAATTTTTTTTTGAACTGCATAAGCTATTGCCTCCGCTTCTTCGTCACCAACTCCAAACTTCTTTTTTGCCCATTTTATTAATGGCTCAATTGGAGGTGGTTTCGATTGTGGCAAATGTCCACGTCCTGTATCCAAAAATTCGAGGTAAAAAATACCAATACTTTGAATTTTAGAAAAAGATTGTGATTTTTCAACGTTAATACGCAAAGACCTTGAAGCCTCTCCAGTTGTATTAATAGTATTTCCGCTCGCTCGAGGCGTTGTTAATGCTACTATTATCGACTCGTGAAAGGCTTCAATTTCTTGTATTATCGTTTGTTCTATATTCATTATTTAGTTTCTTGAACTGCTTTTTCTTCTTCACATTTACATTCGTGCGCTGCTGCATTTGCCACTTTATCAATAAGTTCGGCAATAGTCTTCATTGCTGCAAGCGGAACGCTTTGCAACGTTGCCGTGTTCAATAAATTCACTAAATTTTTGTGTTCCTGTTCTGTTAAAATAATTTCTTTCATATCTTTTACTTTTTTTACAAATATACGAAATTACGGCAATGTTTGAACAAAAACATCTAAACTATTCAAATATTGTTCTATTTCAAATGTTATGCTTTCCCTCGTTGGCATTATCCAAAATCCTATATGATTTTTAAATCTTGGAACATCGTTATTAATTATTTCAGAAACCAATGCTAAACTATCAATAACTAGCGATGATAATATTTTGTCAGGAATAAATAAACGGATTGTTCGTAATTCGTAATCAATTGGTCTGCCTTGGTCGTCCATTTCATGCCATGGTTCATTGATTACTGATAAGTTTTCGTAATCTTCTTGAATTGCAGTTGCATCTACAATATTAGGAATAAGATTAATTACAGGGATTTCAATAATCTTTTTAATTATTTCCCGACCACCATTATTTGCAGCGTCTTCATTCTTTTTAACAGCATATTCTACTTGTGCATAAGTATTATCTGCTATTATTGTAGCTTTGGAAAACGTTAAAACCGTGTCAGTTAGGTTTTCTCTTCCGTTATCTGTCAAGTATTCAACTGTGTTATTGTCTTTTAATTGTGCCATAATTTTATAAATTAGTATGTGAAATCAAGAGTTATAGGCTGCGCTGTATCTAATTGATTTATTAAAGCTGTATCCGTCGGTGGTTCTACATTTAAACTATCATATATTTTATTCTTTAAGCAAATACCAATAACAGAACCTTTATTTGCATTAATATAGGATATTCCTGCTCCGTTGAATATTAGTTTATTAGTGTCTGCAATTTGATTATTGCTACTTGAAATTAAAGTAGTATAATTGTCATAATCAGCAAGTAATGGAGTTGAAGTAATTCCGCTAGCATAAACATAAATATCTGGGTTGGTGTCTCCGTATGTTACATAATTTAATTCGCAAGTTAAAACGTCTTGTATAACACTTGATAAATCAAACAATATAAAAGCCCGCTGTATGTCAAAAAATGTATTACTTGAATTAGATGTTATTGTCGTCGCCGGCTTCGCTATATCATCCGCGTTTGCGTCTGTTGCTGTCCTAGCTTCATTCCATGTTGCAACCCCTATATATTCTAATGTTTTGAATTCTGAGTAATTAATAGATAAAACAGAAACACTTTCCTTTTTCTTTCCTCCAATCTTTTTATTTAATTTCCCGTACATAGTTTAAAAATTATCAACTGAAACCCAAATATTAGTACTGTCTTCAGAATGAAAAACTACTTTTGTTTTTTGTGACAAAGTAGTGCTAACATCAACGGTAATTGAACTAGTTCCCGAACCTGTCAAACAACCCGACCCGCCAAACACTTTGCCTGCATAGGTTATTGTCAAAGTCCTTGCAGTCGCTGGGTCTTGGGTAAAATACAATGCTAATGCTTGGTCTGTTTTTGTTAAACCAGTTAAACTAAAGCTAGTTGCTGCACTTGCTGTTATCTTGTAATCTGTATTTGCTGTAAAATTCAAAGTATCACCACTTGCAGCGGTTGCAACTGAATTTTTTTCTAATGCTGCGACTTGGTCGGTGTTTCCATATATTACGCCTGATGCCTTAATAGTTCCATTCACACTTACGATATTATCAGTACTTATTTCAAGCACGCTATTAGTTGCTAAATCAACACTATGTGCTATTTTGAACTTCGCATCGTCTGAATTATCGATTCCTGTAACCCATCTTCTTTGTCCGGCTAATAAGTACTGTACAATAGCATCACCAACACCTGCTTGCTCAACTGTTATACCTACAGAAGTATCAGACAGTGGGCTATCATCATATACCCTTAATCTCGATGTGGATGCTGTTGTACCTATGCTTACTTTCCCGCTTGCATAATTAATGCCACCTGTTACCGTTTCCCAAAAATTTACAGGGATTCCATTATGAGTTAATACATCTGATAAAATATTCAATGTACCTTTATTAATTGTGGTTAAATCACCACCAGAAAAGTTAAGTGTTACTGATTGTGTTTGAAAATCAGCATTACCTTTAGTAAAACTTTTAATATTATATTCACCGTCAAGTAACCTATTTTGTTTTCCTAACTCTACGTTATCTTCTATGATATTACAATACCCTTCAAAAACAACATTAAATGAAGCTCCTAAATTACTTGTATAACTAAGAGCATTATAAATACCGTTACCATTCATATTTAATGTTGTAGTAGCTCCTGTATACGGAACGTAATTTGTTGGAATAGCATTTAAAAAAGTTAATTCTGCATTTGATAAATGATAGTATTCGCCTGTAACTCCACCCTGTTTGCCTCCAAAATCATTATGATTCAAAGCACTTATGAAGGTGTTTAAGTCTAGTTTAACAGCATCAATATTGCCATTTTTGTCAAGTGCAATAAAATAACCACTTGTTGACTCTGTCAATGTTGCTAATTCGTATATTCTTTTGATTGCGATTTCGTCTGCCATATTTTTAAGTATTAAAATTTTCTACTAAAACATTACCTGAACCAACGCCAAACAGCCCAACACTACCAAGACTTAAATAATTATTCGTTTGTAGCAAAGTGTTATTTTTATCTAAATAATTATTGAACGTTGGCTCTCTATACTTTAATTCAATTTGCCAGTTTCTTGAATTTACTTCTTTGATTGAATTTATTGAAATAAAAACAGGCGTAGGAAAAACTAGTGAACGATTATCAATAGTAATCAATTCTAATATATATCCGTTCCTATTTTTCCGAATTGCATCTAAAATGCTAGGCGTGTCGTTGTTTATTCCGTCAAGAAAAAAACTAAAAGTATCCATAAAAGAAGGCTTATAGTTTTCAGAGTATGATATTTCCCTTTGCCATTTCGGTTGGTTTTTAGGCTCGATCACTACCGAGCCTTTAGCGTGCACGATAAAATCCACGACATCCTCAATTGAAATATCTGGTCTATTGTAACGGACGAACCTATTAACATATAATGCTATTCTATAAATTCCTGCTATTTCTGCACAATTATCACTCATAACTACAAATTAAAGTATCAATTAAAGGCAAATTAAATGTAGCATTAACACCCGACATAGTAGAGTTATTCTCTCTATATATAGGTTTTGAGCTCCATTTTTTAGCTGCATTGTTGGGTAAATAAATATCTGGTCGCATAATAATATGCCAAAAAACGGTATTCATTAAGTCAGTCATTTGTTTGATAAGATTTAAAGAATATGCTTCAGAATTTTCTGAATAGTCTGGATTGTCCCATTCATCAATTGTTAAGAATTTAATCCTGTATTGAGTTGTGTTAATTAACTCACCTCCAAATGTAGATTCTATATTAGAACTAAACTCAGGGTTTATAATTATATGCACCCCGTTCCAGTTCAATGATTCCGATTCAGTCCGTGCTTCGTCTAGTACGTGAATTGTTGCACTAGACGAAACGGTTGTTAATGCTTCTTTGATTAGTGTATATATTGTCATTTTTTTGTCATTAAATAATCATTAAACTTACCTTGTACATCCGCATCTATAATGTTAGCTGCTTGCGACAAATATACGTATTTATCAATAACATTCAAAGCGTCATCTATATTATTAGCAAAACCCTTTTCGATAATGTATTCAATTTCTTGAATCATCGAAAAGGGTGCTAATCTATTTGCTGTTATTTCCTTTATCTTTGCACTATATTTTTTATCCACGCCAGCGCTCGCATTATTAAGGATTTGCGCCCTTCTTTCGAGGTTTTCAAGTAATTGCTTAAAAAAAAAGCGGAAAAGGAAAGAATTTTGATGTAATTTTCTTCTAAAAGCTTACTGTATTGCTCTTCTACTTCGTCATAATCAAATGAAGGTGTAAGTAATATAGCAAGCAAATAAATAGCTAGTTCGGCACTATTTTCTGTCTCAGCCGCTTTAGCTTCAAATAAAAACCTTACGCCTACTCTTTCAACGTCAAAATCTTTTCTAGTTGACACAAACAAATTGCCTTTGATTAATATTTGACTGCTTTGATTGATTAACATATAATCAAACGTTTTCAACTGTCCAATATAGCTATTAACTCGCTGTATTGTTGTAAAGTTTATGTTTGAATTTGCAATCTCTGAGTAGCTAAGCCCTGAAACTATACTAATATACTTCAAGATAAAGAATTCATTTTCAGTTGCCTTTAAGCATTCCAAATATTGCCGACAAGTTAAATTGTCGGCAGTTGGAATCTCTATACTGGTTTTATTTATTTTTAGTTTCATTTACTATTTTTTAAATATCTCGTCAATCGTTTCAATAGATTTAAATTTATGTATATATGGTTTCTTTATTTCGTTTAAAACTTCAAGAAACCCTTTTTTGTATGTTATCTTTTCAATATTTTCTTCTTTCATATTTTTATTTTTTAAAAATTAATATAGATTTTCACTAATTAAAATAGCATCTTCACCAGTACAAGCTTCATAACCAATTGCAATTTGTTTGTTTTCTTCAGCAATAATCCAAGCTTCTTTTCTTGTAACGAATCGCCCTTTAGAAGTCATGAATCCATTTTCTAAGTTTGACTTAGGTAGTAAATGCTTCAATTCACTCAACGGTTTGTCTGTTAATGCCTTTATTGTTGCATAGCAGTCTGAATGTCTGCGACCACAAACATAATGTCCATTAAATATAACGGCTGAACAAATTATATATTCTTTCATTTTTTTTATTTGATATGGTAGTATATGAAGGTAGTGTCGTTTTCTGGCGTTATTACCAGAGTTGGCACTAATCGTTCTTTTGATTCTATTTTGCTCGCATACTTAATTGAGCAACCAGCAGTATAACACACTAATACAGTTCCTGCAATAACTAATGATAGTTTCTCTTTTATTCATTACTGTTTATTTTCAATAAAGTACATAAATTCAACTGTCTCAAAATTTATTAAAGCGACATTATCATTTTTTTCGTCATATAATTTTAATATGTTGAAGTTTTCTAACATATGCTTTTTAGCATACAATTCAACGCGATGAGTCTTGTCTTTAAATCCTATGTAATATGTTCTTAATTCTCCCATGATTATTTATTTTTTTATTCGTTCATTATATCAAACAAAGCTTCACTAAAAGCCTCTTTTAATATTTCGTAATCAATTAATCCGCTATTAGTTAATCTCTTTAAATCGGCTAAACTTACAAATTCTGAATCTGCTCTATCGTAATAAAAAAAGTCGGCAAGCAAATCAGGAATTAACGATAGGAGTTTTCTTTTTTTTTCTTCCAGCTCTTCCATAACCTATTTATTTATATTATTTTCTATAAATTCATAAGCCTCTTTTAATACATTAATCAACTCAGGTACTTCAAAAGTCATATGATTAAGAAATTCATTGATTAAATAGCTCCCTATTAAGCTGTTTTGATTGAAATGTAATTCAATTAAATTATACACGTCTAATCTTGATTTGCATTTATCCAATTCGTTGAAAAATTCATCTTTCATAATTCCTTATATTATATTTTTCATATTACTTTATTTTTTATATTTTATCAAACTCAGTAAAACGTTTATTTTTATACAAATTTACGTCAAAAACTATTTAGAAACAATATAAATTACTTATAATCATAGTTTTTGCGATAGTAAGAAATTGCGTATCGGTCGCAATCTGAAATATCTTTAAATTTATCCGCAACTTGGTTGTTGCTATAATCGCCAGATTGTTTTGATATTTCCCAAGAATGGTTTTCCCTCTCAATCCTTTCAGGAGCGGCATTCTCATCAATATAATGGTTGTATAGCTTCAATGTATCATAACCAGTATTAACTGTATGAGAGCCGCCCTCTTTTGATTTTGCAGCAACCACCCAAAGACCAACATTTTTCAATGTTGTAATCTTGTCCGCTCTTGCATTATCGGCCAAAATCATTACTCTATTACAATGAATTTTCATATAGTCGATTAAATTTTGGTCGCTTATGTAGCCCTTGTAAATGTGTAGTTTATGATAAATACTTCGAGTTGTTTTATTTATGAAATATTCCTTTAAAACAGTTTTACTTCCACCGTCGCACTCATCACCAGCATTGCCACCAGCACCGCCAAAATCCAACGCCCAAATTTTGTAAAATTCAATATTCGGGAATTCATTATAATAAGAGTAGTATATTTTATTTTCTCGTTCCTTTAATTCTTCAAACGATTGCGTATATTTCCAAACTAAGCCCTCTGACGGATTTCCCCATAAGCCTAAACTATATATATTATAGTTGTTTAGATTAGTGTATTTTAAACGTTCAATCCTGTCGATATATCTTTGGTCTATGTATCCGAATTGTCCCCCTGCTGGGTGTCCTGAGATAAAAAAATTATCTCTATACGTAGTACTTATATATGCAACCGTGCCGCACTTCGACCGCTTAGAATATGAATATTTGCTTAACTTAGAATATTCTTCAACTTTTTTATTCTTTGATTTTATGTAATTCGGTAAATCAATAAACTCATAAGTATCTAAGAATTTAGTTTTAATCCAATGATGGACTGAAATAGGATTAAATGAACAAATAAATTTTTTTCCTGTTAAATCTCCATTCTTATCTTTACCACGCAAAGCCATTGGAACCTCTTCAAAAAACTCTAAAGTACTTCTATCTATTTCATCGTAATAGACATAATTAAGACCTTCCGAGCCTTTCAGCCTATCCATATTGTTATTGTCTGAGCCGTCAATGTTTATATAGGCGTCTTTATAGAATAAATAAACTGGAGGGTTCTTTGGCAATCTACTAGGCAATTCAAGTTCAGGAAATATCTTTACAAACGGCTTTGCAAAATTAACAAATTGCTTAGCAATTGTTTTTGTAACATCTTTTCCCACTTCTCTAAATGCGTGAGTCGTTTTACCTTCGTTAATTAACTTTAGGTCTAAGCATTGAGTAACAGCAACAGATTTCCCCGACCCCCTCCCACCTTTCAGCACAATATAAAAAACTTTAGGATCTCGCATTGCTGCTTCTAGGTGGAAAAACAAAGGGTTAAATATTTCCAATGGAACATTTATTTTATTCGTTGAAATCGCCATAATCTAGTTTAACCTCGTTTTTTGTTTCAACTTTTCCAGATAAATCTAAATAACTCTGAGAAAGCTTTTTTCTTTCTTCGTCTGTTCCTATTAGTTTGTATAATGCGATTAAGCTGCCTCCTCTGTCTTCTTCGAACTTTTTTCTTAGTTCTACTTTCTTATTTATCTTGTTTGTATCTAAAAGCTCTTTTAAGGTGTTACATTTGTCACTCTCAATTGGATAAAATTCATAAAAACTTTTTCTTGAAATCGGAATAAAAGCGATAATATCCTCAATAAAATACAAATTATGTTTCTTGATAGCTTCAATTGCTTGTGTGTAAATAACTTCTCTATCGTATCCCATATTAAAACCCTCCTTTTTGTTTGATTTCTTTTAAATTATTTGAAATCATTTTAATTGTCGTTGTATCATTACAAACTAAATGATAGCTTGTTTTGTCAGTTCCGATTAATTT